GCGTCACGAATAGATAAAAGTATTCAAAAATTAAATGGTGAAAGAGCCAAGAGAATAGATCAGCACCAACAGAAGAACGCTTCTATTTTAAATTTGGTTGAGCTTTTTCAAGATGAAGCGGAGCGCAAAATGATGATCCAGATCGCAGAAATGCAAAAGCAGGCGGTAAAAGAAGAAGCCGATAAACTAGAAACAATGTCTTCTTGGAAGGCTAGAATTTTAGGTATTTCAAAAGAGGACGCGATATGATAGACCATAATAAAAATTGGTTATTATATGATATAGATTCGAATGCATATTTTGAAAAGAGCTTTAGTCATATTTTTCATAAGTCACCTTGGATACATTATGATTATTTTTACAAAGAAATCTATGCGTGTGAATTTTCTAGTACGAGCTGTATTTATGAAATGTGGGATTGCGTTATAAATGAAACAGATATAGTGGTAGATCTCGGCGCAAATGTGGGATTTTTTACCAACTATGCGGCACAAAAAGCCAAAAAGGTTATATCAGTAGAAGGATCACCACAGTTATATTCTTGTTTAGTAAAAAATACATTTGAGAATGATAATGTTGAATATATAAATGCAAATATTGATAAATGTAAATGCTGTTCGTCAAAAACAAATACTTGGGGCCGAAATCCATCCAGAACAAAAATAATCATTAAAGATTTATTTGATTTGTTTGATTTAAGTGAGATTGATTTTTTAAAAGTCGATATAGAAGGTTTTGAATACGAAATATTTAACAATTTAAGTGAAGACTTGATTTCTAGAATCCATAAAATAGCAATAGAAGTTCACGATCCAGAAAAAAATTATATTCTGTTGGACGTATTTAAGAAAAAAAATTTTCGTTCTTTTGATTGGTTTGTTGACGGCTCCTTAACAAAAACTTTTTATTTCTACTAATGATCAACTGCCAAATCTGTAAAAGAGAATTTGAGACCGATAAAGCTTTTCATATACATTTGAAAAAACATGGTATGTATCAAGCGGAATATTATTGCACATACTATCCGCGCAAGTCTTTGTTTTACAGAAGGCAAATCCCTTTTAAGAATAAGAGAGATTATTTTTCGAGGCAGTTTATTGATTTAAATGAATTTTTAACTTGGGAAAAGGTCGGTGCAGAAGATTTAGTCAAGAGTAAAGCTTTGGAGTTGTTGGGCGAAAGAGCGAGAGAAAAAAAATACAGTTACGCTCCATTTCATAATGAAATAAAAACTTTAGAGTTGCCGCCGATTAGTATTTTTAAAAAGTATTTTGGATCTTACAAAAGAGCTTGTGATTTATTAGGTCTTTCTCCTGTTTTTGATCAGCCAATGCCAAAATGTTTTAACGATATGGAATTGCCACAATTTGAAATCCTGGTCGATACAAGAGAGCAAGATCCGCTTCCATTCAAAAAAACTAAAATAGAAAAACTCTATGTGGGTGATTATTTATTTGGTGATGGAACTTATACTTCTACTTTTGTGGATAGGAAAAGCGAAGGCGATTTTTTGGGTACTATGGCTTCTGGTTTTGATCGTTTTGAACGAGAGGTGCAGAAAGCAGTAGGTCTTGATGGTTATCTATATATTGTAACAGAATCAAGTATTGACGAGATATATTCTAATCATAAAAAATTTAGGCGCAAAACAAATTTAGAATACGTTTTTCATAATATGCGCGAACTAACACATCGTTATCCTCGTCGTGTTCAATTTTTATTTTCGGGCAATAGAGAAAAATCAATAGATTTAATACCTAAATTATTATATTATGGACCGAAGCTATGGAATGTAGATATTCAGTATTATTTAGATCATGAGCTGGGAAACGGGTAATCAAAAAAATAGAACTAATTTATTTAGAAGTAATGATGATATTGCAAAGATAGATGGCTTCCTTGAAGAAAGAGAGGCTAAATTATTGTTTTATGAATTTCTTAGAAACAACGTTACTTTTGCTACGGATTTAATAACGGGCGTTAAGCTTTTTCCATTTCAACATATGGCTATTAAAAGCATGTTGGAAACGGATTATTTTTTGGGCGTATGGAGCCGGGGAATGTCCAAATCTTATACAACTGGTCTTTACGCTGTATTAGACTCTATTTTAAATCAAGGAATTGAAACTGGTATTTTATCAAGATCTTTTCGTCAGTCGAAAATGATCTTTAAAAAGATCGAGGATATTTCTGTTAAGCCTGAAGCTTATTTATTAAAACAGTGTATTACAAAAGTTTCTAAATCAAACGACGAATGGGTAATGGAAATTGGCAAAAGCAGAATTCGTGCTTTGCCTCTTGGTGATGGTGAAAAACTTCGTGGTTTTCGTTTTCATAGAATTATTATTGACGAGTTTTTGCTGATGCCTGAAAGAATCTATAACGAAGTAATCGTTCCATTCTTGTCAGTCGTGCAAAATCCCACGCAACGAGAAGAGCTTTATAATGCAGAAAGTCGATTAATTGAGCAGGGTAAAATGAGTGAAGAAGACCGTTATCAATGGCCAAATAATAAATTGATAGCTTTATCTTCTGCGTCTTTTAAATTTGAATATTTATACAAACTTTATGAGCAGTATGATAATTTAATTTTTAATCCTAAAAAGGATGAGCGCACTAGAAGATGTATCATGCAATTTTCTTATGATTGTGCGCCGCTTCAGCTTTATGATCAAAATTTAATTAATCAAGCGAAATCAACCATGAGCGAGTCGCAGTTTTTGCGAGAATTTGGCGCTCAGTTTACAGACGATAGTTCTGGTTACTTTAAAATTTCTAAAATGGCTCTTTGTACGGTTCCAGATGGAGAACTGCCATCCGTAGAGGTCTGCGGCAATGCCGAAGATGAATATATTGTTGCAGTTGACCCTTCTTGGTCCGAAACAGAGTCTTCTGATGATTTCGCAATACAGGTTCTGAAAATAAATAAGGAAAAACAAATTTGTACATTAGTTCATTCCTATGCTTTATCTGGTACCGCTCTTAAAGAGCATATTAAATATTTTCTTTATATTTTAAATAACTTTAACGTAGTTGCTGTTTGCATGGATTATAATGGTGGCGTTCAATTTATGAATTCTTGTAATGAGAGCGAATTATTTAAATCTGCAAATATAAATTTGAAATCAATGGTTACAGAATTCGAAAAACCTGAAGACTATCAGCAAAATTTATTAACCGCAAAAGCGGAGTATAATAAAAGTGATTTTAGATACGTATTTTTACGTAAACCAACGTCCAGCTGGATTCGTCTGGCTAACGAGCTTTTACAAGCAAATTTTGATCATAGGCGCGTATTCTTCGGTAGCAGAGCTATTGATGATAATTTCAGATCTCAAACCAAGAAAAAAGTTGGTATTCAACAATTAAAGTTTTCAAACGCCTTGGATTCAGAAAAACAAAATGAGGAAGCTCGAATGATTGATTTTGTAGAACATTTATCTGATATGATATTGCTAACAAAAACAGAGTGCGCGCTTATTCAGATCACAACCTCTGCCCAAGGTATGCAAAACTTTGATTTACCAGCTAATTTAAAAAGAAAAAGCGGACCAGATAAACCAAGAAAAGATAGTTATTCCGCTTTAGTATTAGGAAATTGGTTATGTAAAATCTATTATGATATGCAGAACACTCACGTAGAAGATGTTATGCAGACTTTCGAACCTATATTTATAGCATGAAAACCCCAGAAAATATTAATTTAATTGATTTCGGTCCAGGCCGAATCAAATTTATAGAAAAGGCTTACGCACATCTTGCGTCTTTAGGCAGACCAGTCAATATTTTAGAGACTGGTTGCGCTAGAGAACCCGGACCAAGTTTCACTGGTCTTTTTGGCTATTTATTAAAAAATCATACCGGCGGACAATTAACAACTATAGATAACGATTTTAAACATATTCGAGCTTCTCAAGAGTTAAATTCTGATTATTCAGGATTTATAAATTATATTTGTGCCGATAGTGTTAGCACTCTTTTGATTTTAGAGGATTCATTTATTAAATCTATAGATTTGTTTATATTGGATTCTTATGATCTTGATTTATTAAACCAGCATCCTTCTGCGACACATCATCTAAAAGAAGCGTTAGCTTTTTTTCATAGAACTAATCCACAAGCTTGGATAGCTATAGACGATAATTTTTTACCTGGTTCTAATCTATTTCAAACAGATGGAAATGGCAACAGGGTTGATTTCACTAATGACTGCCTTATAGGTAAGGGATCTTTGTGTGACATTTTTTTAACAAAAAATGGATGGAGCAGAGACAGTTCAGTTTTGGTACATGGAGACAGAAATATTTTCTTATATTATAAAAGTTAAAAGTCACTTTGAAAGTAACTTTGTGTAACTATTATATATATGGCTCGTAAATACACTAAAAGATCTGATTATTGGAATAAGCTTTCCAAAGGCAATAACGAATCTAGCGCCCCCCTAGAGGAATTAATTCGAGGCGAAGATGCTAGCGAACCCAAACTAGTTGGCGATCCATTTTATAGTTTCGATTCGGTAGCAGCTACATACGAAAGAAATGAAAGCTCGAA